ATACCCTGAAACAATACATAAAATTTATCGGTCATAAGACGGCATCAGAATTATTTGGCATTTCTGAAGCCTCAATACGTGCTTGGCGTTATGGTTATCGACAACCCTCTATTGAGCAAGCAAAAAAAATTATACAAGCGACTGGAGGTCGTTTGGATTTTGAATCCATATATGGGGAACTAAAAGAAATTATTAAGGGAGCTGATGTTTCAACTGAATCTAACGGAAGAAGAGAAACCACTTGATCTTGCACTAGCTTATTATGATGAGGGATTAAATGTAGTTCCCTTACAAAGAAAAGATAAAAAACCACCTAAAACATTAGGCTCTTGGGAGCAGTACAAAAGCGCAAGACCAAAACGAAAAATAGTTGAGGACTGGTTCAAAGATCGTGATGATTTAGTAGTTGCTTTAATATGCGGTGATTTTATTGTTGTTGATGCCGATAGCCCAGAAAGTATGGAGTGGGTCCAAGAAAATTTACCAGTAACTCCTTACAAAGTCCGTACTGGGAAGGGGATGCATTATTACTACAACAACCCAGAAAACTACACTACATTTGTTTCTCGAAGAACCAATGAAACACAACTATCAAGGATGATAGATATTCGGGGCGTGGGCGGTTTGATTATCGCTCCCTATAATCGGCACGCCAACGGCCAATTATACAAACCGCTCACATTACCCGATTGGGATTTATTTGATTTTAACGATTTACCCGATTTTACAGAAAAAGAATGGGAACAAATAACGGGTTCATCTGTTAATAATGGTAAACCTGCAACTGCTCCTTTTAGTTTGGATGGTGTAATCGAGGGATCACGTAATGACGCAGCCGCTCGGATCGCTGGGTATTTAATATCAAAAAATGTGAATGAAGAGTTTGCCAAGTTTTTTTTGCAATCTTGGAACACACAAAACAGCCCGCCACTACCACAAAAAGAGATCGACAATGTAGTTTTCAACATCAAAAAAACACATGAAAGAAAAAATAAGATTGCACCATTATATAGCCAAGTCATACAAACTATAGATCGACCAAAAGATTTACTTAATCCTCCTGGAATTATGAAAAAAATGATGAGCTACGCGGAAGATATAGCACAAGTAAACCAACCTGAATTATCTTTAGTAGCATCTTTATGTTTAGCCAGCGTTGTGTGTGGAAGATTATATAAAACTGATATGAATAACTTTTCTTCTTTGTTTTTTATGTGTATAGCTAAATCTGGCCAAGGTAAAGAGAATATAAAAACTTTTGTAGAATCGGTCCTTAACAAAACAGATCATGAAAATTTGATTGTTGGTGATGGGTACACATCTTCTGGTGCCGTCCACTCAGTATTGAAGTTAAGACCAACACAAATAACTGTTATGGACGAGTTCGGCAAAAGACTTGAAAATATATCAACGCAACAAAACACCAACAGAGAGGACGGTATACAGACCCTGATGGAATCTTGGGGTCGTTGTCATGGTGTGCTTAGACCTGATAATTATTCTTTGATGAATGTTCCCGAAAACATGAAGGACATGTATATGAATAGAGTTACACATAAACCAGCAATAACGCTAGTTGGTATGTCAGTACCAAGAAACTTTTATAGTGCACTGTCTTCAGGACGTATTGCTGATGGGTTTTTAAATAGATTCTTAATAGTAGAATCGAAAGAGCCTAGAAGGATAGCAGGTTTGAAAAGATACAAACAACCTCCACTAGAGTTGATTAATTGGGTTAATTATATACGTAGACCCCAAGGCGAGTTTGGACATGCCTATCAAAATAACGCTGAACTAGATTGCAAACAAAAAATTTTACGGTTTGATAAAGAATCAGAAGAATTATTAGATAATTTTGCGAGAGAAATAATCAAAAGACAAGACATGCTGGAGCGTGAGAATCTAGAACCGTTGTTATCTCGATCTAGAGAGAAAGCAATGCGGTTAGCACTTTCTTGTGCACTAGCAGAAAAACCTGATGCTGTTGAAATACCAGGGCACGTAACAAACTGGTGTATAGACTTAGTTAGGTATTACGACCTGTTATTTATTGAAGCATGTCGTGATCGTGTAGCATCATCTGCTACCGAATCAAAAATAAAATCTGTACTGAACTTCATAAGATCTCGTGGTGGTGAAGGTATCTCCAAACGAGAGGTAGATCGTCATGAGCTATTTCGTAGTATGAAATCTTATGAAGTTAAGGAAATAATTGAACGCTTGACCAATGCTGGAGAGATCCAAGAGATTGATGTCAAGATTGGAGGCAAGGGTAGGCCCACGAAGAGAATAGTCGCTATCGACTCAAGTTTTATGGAGGAATAATGTTTATAAGTAGAAGAATGAAACGAAAAGAAGCAAAGCAAGCTTTGTTTAATTTGTTAGAAGAGCACGAAGGTATTTCAATAAGAGAAGTCCAGAAAGCTTTGGAAGAACTAGGTTTTGTTTACAACCACGTCACTATTTGGCGTTGGATTTGTGATGATCCTGATCTACAAGAATTAAGAAAAAGCCCCGTGTAATAATGGATATTACAAACAAGCCTTGGCAGGAAACCGAAGCTGATTTAATCAGAGAAGAAATAATTGCTAAGATTATCGAACAGAAGTGGGGGTGTTCGTGCTATAAGCTCCACCCACAATATCATGTGGATTATTGGGCTGAAATGCCACACGGTGGTAAATGGGTTGAAATAAAGTGTCGAAGCTTTGGTTTCGAAAAATACGACGAGTTGATAGTCTCTACCTCGAAACTAAAAAACGGTGCACAACTGGCGATGGCTACTGGTCATCCTTTTGTGATTGTATTTTGCCTAACAGATGGTGTTTGGTATCACCAGTGGAGCCCCTATCAAAAATACGATATTAGATTTATGGTGCATGAAAAATCTAGGTTTACCGAAAATTCTGAACCCTACACCTACTTTGCGAAAGACATGTTAGAATGTTTATCAGACAAACCTGTCGTGATGGATAGGTCTGACTTATTTTTAAAAAAGGATGAATGATGGCAATTAAAAATCTATTAAAAAGTGCTGTTGGTGCACTTGCTCCAACATTAGGAGCAGCTATGGGTGGTCCTATGGGAGGTGCTGCGGGCAAACTAATATCCGATGCACTAGGAATACCAAATAATGAAAAATCTATTCAGCAAGCTATGGCTAACCCTTCTATGGAGGATCTAGCTAAGATTAAAGAAGCAGAACTCAAGTTTGAAGCTGAAATGAAAAAACATGAAGTTGACATTTTTGCTTTAGAAGCAGCTGATGTTCAGGACGCAAGAAAAAACTTCTCAAAAGATTGGACCGCAAGAATTATTGGTATAGCAATGATCGGCGGTTTTTTAGGATATATTTTCTTGGTTACTCTGCAACCGCCTGAACAAAATTCAGAAGCACTTATAAATTTAGTTTTAGGTTACCTTGGTGGTTTAGCAAGTGCTGTAGTCTCGTTCTATTTTGGAGCGTCTAACTCCAGCGACGACTAATACCTAAATGCAAGAATTTGTCACTATTATCCAACAAGTTGGATTCCCTATTGCCGCTGCTTTAGGATTAGGGTGGTTTATATACAAACTGATTATGCGGATAGTCGACGGTATGGAGACAAAGATAGATACTGTTGATGATAAAGTACAGCAACAGATAGAAGCAATGGAAGAGCGCTTAGGTACCAAACTGGATAGCCAGCATGGCATACTTGTAGCTTTGATAGATAGAATTAGATCGCTTGACAACGAAATAATCAGACAAGATACTTTAATCAAGACAATTTTGGGCGTACCGCAACTTATTGATAGTAACAAAATTGCTAAAGCAGATAGAGATGATCAAAGAAAAGACTAATAAGAAAAAGCAAATAAGAAAAATGCACGATGAATATTACATCAGTAAAAATAAAGGTTGTGGTTTTTTATTTATACTCTTAACTCCACTACTAGCCATACCAATTATGGCAGACGAGATTAAATTTCAATTTAAATCACCTTCGTTTAGTGGAATTGGTACATCCGCACATTACCTTACGATTGAAAACCAAGAGTACACAAGAAAAGAGGCTTTAGAAGCAGAAATAAAAGCCTTACAAGAAGAGTTAGAAAGAGATGCAGAAAATACAACATTAGCAAGGTTTTTAAGAAACTTTGAGTCTCGTGTGTATGCACAACTTTCTCGACAACTTGTTGAACAGTTGTTTGGTGACAATCCAGCACAAAACGGTGAGTTCACCTTATTCGATAATCTTATAACATGGACGACAGATGGAGTTACTATTACAATGACTATATTTAATGAAACAACAGGCGAAACAACTACTATTACTATCCCTATTGGGGATTTTGGTTTCTAGTTGTGCCACACACATAAGTCGAGTATCTCCTTGTATAACAAATCCCGATGGTGATTATAAAGATCTTGTAACACTCGTTGGTAAAGCACAATGTTTTTCAAAAAATGCTTTCATAAACCAGCCGATTACTGAAGCTATAACCCAGGTGCCAGAGGCAAAAGAACAACCAGTAGTAGCGGTTTATAAATTTCAAGATTTAACAGGTCAAAGGAAATCTGTTGATGGCTACGCTAATTTTTCAACTGCCTTAACACTTGCACCAGATACATATTTTATCCGAGCTCTCAAGCAATCAGGTTTTTTTCGTGTTGTAGAGCGTGTTGGCTTAGACCATTTAACAAGAGAACGACAAATTATTAGATCCACAAGAGAAAAGTTCGATGATGAAACAGAGCAACTCCCTTTACTTTTTGCTGGCATATTATTTGAAGGAGGTGTTATTGACTACAACACAAACCTAATAACAGGTGGTGTTGGTGCTAGATATTTAGGTATCGGTAACAGCAAACAATATCGGGAAGACACTATTGTTGTATCAATAAGATTGGTTTCTGTATCTACTGGAGAAATATTACTAGAGAACCTAACTACCAAAACTATCCTGTCAGTAGGTTTATCTAACGACTTTTTTAGATATATAGCCGAGGGCACTAAGTTGGTAGAGTTTGAAAGTGGTAACGCTATGAATGAGAGCAAGTCTATTGCGTTGCAAGCTGCAATAGAAACTGGTATTGTAGATATTATTAATCAGGGTAGGCTTAAAGGCTACTGGCAATATCAAGGAGAATAAATGAGATTTTTGCTAATAGTTCTGTCATTATCAGTTTTTGCTGATAACGAAATATTTGTAGAACAAACAGGTAATCAAGCTAATATCAAGCTTGAACAACTAGGACAATCAAACCTTATGGGTGGCTTGCAATCTGTTGCAGGCAGTTTAACTGCACTTGACTTAGACGGTGTTAGTATGACCTTAACCGTCAATCAGATAGGTGCTAACAATATTTTTAGATCAGATGCGTTTGATGCAGATTATGTTACAGCTCTTTTTGATTTTCAGGGCGATAGCAATCAAATGGATATTTTAATGAATAGTGGCGGTTTATATTCAGCCGATTATGCCAACTATAACGTCCAGGTACAAGGTAACAGCAACCAGTTTGATATTAAAGTTGCTGAAAACTCTGATTCCTCTTATTTAGATTTGGATTATTTAGTCGATGGTGATAATAATATTTTTGATATTGATATAGATTATGCCAACGCCGTTAATTATGTAGATATTTTTGGTGATAGCAACCAACTAACTTTTGCAGGTAGCGGTTATTCTGGAACAACGGCTAGTGATTCTGCATACTTTTACTTAGATTTAGACGGTAGTACAAATAATTTGACAATAACACAAGCCTCTACTTTAGCTAGAGATTATCTCAAGGTAACAGGAAATGCGTCTAATTCAAGTCTTTGTATTGTGCAAAATGATAGTGGCACCACTACTTCATGCTGATGCAATAGGAGATATTACAGAACTTAGAGGATACGGTCAGGTTGTTAGGGACCAACCTTATCCTGCAAAACTTAATTTCAATATAAATTCTTTTGACGATGTGCAAACACGTAAAGGACGTATTGCCATTACCTTTGTAGATGATTCGACAGTAAAACTTACAGAACATTCTAACTTAGTAATAGATGAATATATTTACGATCCCAACCCAACAAAATCTAAAATGGCCCTTAAATTTGCAAGTGGCACAATTAGATTTATTTCGGGTAATATAAACAAACTCGATAAAGCAAACATTACTTTAAAAACACCAACGGCAGATATAGCTGTTAGAGGTACTGATTTTACTTGTACTGTCGATGAAACAGGTCGCAGTTTAATTATTTTGTTACCTGATGAGTTTGGTGATGCTAGCGGTGAAATTGTAGTGTCAACTGCAACTGGTCAAGTTGTTCTTAACAAGCCCTATCAAGCAACTACAACAACCGTTTATGAACAAAATCCTAGTAGAGTGGTAACTTTAGATATAACACTAGAACTTATTGATAACATGTTGATAGTCAATCCACCCAAAGAAGAGGTTTTAGTAGACCAAGACACGCAAGTAAATAGTAAGGATTATTTGTCGTTTACTGATTTAGATGTAGATTTGCTAAATGAAGATTTTTTAGCTGAGGATGACGATTTTGATTTTACTGAGCTGGATATTGATTTGTTGAATGTAAATTTTTTAGAGGATTTATTAGATGTAATAGATGAACTAGATACTATCAAAGAAGAAGACCAACTTCTTGATAAAGTTGCAGGCGCACAAATTACAGGAACAAGTGTTGGACAGGATTTAGAAACACAAGTAACTACCATACTACAGGGCGATACAATAGCCTTGATAAGAAATGTAAACCAAAATGCTAGAGTCGTGGTTAATAGCGATCAATCTTATACCGTCATTTTTATTCAAGATGGTATTTCACGTACTATTAAAATTAATGGGGGAAGCTCATCTAATATTACAATAATACAGGAACCTGGATGATATAATTATCATTTATATCATTCC